GGGCTGAAGAAGGAGGAGTATGAGCAGATTATTAGTAACATATGAGAGGGAGCTCAGTGAATTGCAGAAGATCGCAAAACTTATTGATCTCACAAAACGCTTGCCTGATTGTAAAAGGGCTAGCGAATTGTTATTTAATCTTACCGAACTATTGAACCCATTCCCTGATTTCTCAGAGGATGTAGATGATCCAAATGTTGTTCAGGATTGGTTGTTACCTAGTGAGGAAGAGGAAAATATCCCTAATCTAGAGTGGGTTGATCCTACGATAGGACCATATTGTTTACCTAGTGAATAGGTATATGGAGGACTCCCTATGTGGAAATATATGTTCTTTCCTGACCTGCTGGCAGTCGCCCTGTCAGTATCACTGTGCCTTCCGAAAGGATAAACACAATGGATCCTAAAGTGGATCGTGATTTAGGGACGATTATTTACCGTTTTAAAGTATTGAACCTTCCATCTGAGTTAGGCCGAAAATTGGCCTTAGATTTCATCAGATGGCGCAAGTGTAGTGGCTTGGAATGGACTATTAAACGCCTTAAGAGTCTTAAAGTGGATTTGATTCGCCGTAAGGCTGGTCTTCCACCTCTGACTTGGATCAAGAAAAATCGTAATTCAGATATATCTGGTCCATTAGGCGGTCTCTTCAGATGGTCTGATAAAAGCGAGAAAAACTTTAGGATTTCTATTCAGTGCTTAATGGTCTACACCCTTTGGGTGTTTGACAAAGTGACTGAAAAACAGCTTTTGAAATTTGTTTCAGCTGTAACAGCACCTAAGACTGAAATATCTCCTGAATTTAGGGAGAGTTTTAGAAAAACTATTGCTCGTTATGAATTCAGACGCAGTAAACTTGAAGAAACTAATAGTTTCCTACTTTATCAGGGATCTCCCTCTAGAAAGGGACCTATGATGATTGGGAAGAGTGTTCCACAAGATCAGAAATTACTTGATGAATATAGTAATCTCATTTGTCCTGGAAATCTAGGTCTTTATCATAGATATATGAGTCTGTTTGACCCAGTTCTTGAAGGATTTCCTTCTTTAAGAAGATGGTTTAGACAAACAAATAATTCTATTCTTCCCCCCTACGTAGGAAAGGTTGCTTTTATACAAGAACCAGGCGGTAAATTGAGAACAGTGGCCTCACCCTTTAGGATTTTTCAAAGGGTTCTGGAACCGCTTTCAAAATACTGCTATGATTTTGTAAAGAACCTACCGTGGGATTGTACCCACAACCAAGAACTTGCTTTTAAACCAATGATTCAACACCTTAAAAACTCTAAAAAGGTTCACTCTGTGGACCTGTCATCTTTTACAGACTATTTTCCGATAGAATTACAGTCGGATCTATTATCTGGTATTTTGATCAAAGATGATGCACAACATCAAAGATTATGGGAAGATCTATCCCGTGGAGAATGGCTTACTCCTTCTAACGAAATTATCCGTTGGAATAGAGGTCAACCACTTGGGATGCTACCGAGTTTTGCCATAGCAACGGCTACACACGGTTTTCTTCTCAAAATGCTTTTGGACCGACCTTGGAACCAAGAATTTTTTGTTCTTGGTGATGACGTCGTAATTCTTGACGACACTTTGTATTCTCAGTACATGAATGCACTAGAGTCCTTAGGATGTCCTTTTGCACCAGAAAAAACATTATCCTCCAATGTAATAGGAGAATTTGCTGGTAAGCTTGTCACTCAGTTTGGAGTGTTACCCCAAATGAAATGGCGTGCTATTTCAGATGATAATTTTCTGGATCTTTGCGAAGTATTAGGTCCGAGATCGCGAAGTCTTCTTAGACCCAAACAGAAGATTGTTTTTGACCAAGTTAAGCATTTATGCAAACCTTGGGGACTTAATTTCTCACTTCCCGGTGATAACTGGGAAAAGATGTTTGTCCGTACATTAAACTCTCCGTTTGGTACTACATTGCCTTATACTCCTCAGTTCCGCCTGGAGCTGAGACAGAAATTTCACGAGATTCTTTATTGTGAATTTTCTTTAATAGGACATAATGTAGATCAACAAGAATTGACTCACATTATGACAACCTTCGACGAGAAGGTTCGTCATGCAATGGAAAGATCGATTTTCAATTATGAACAATTCAGTTCACTTATTGATGGTCTTTCAACGTTGCCTTCGGTTCCTGATAATCAGGATTTACCTTTAAAGGTTAAGAAACC